CATCCACTTTTGCCATCCAAGGCGCTGGTGATGCTCTTTCAATCTTATATACTGAATGATAATGAGACATACAGTCCCAAGGTTGCGCTATATAGGGTGGTAGCTCTGTAGGCCACTCTTCGTAGGGTGTGTCGGCTACAAGCGCTGTGAGAGGCATCCTAGCCCACATAGCGCCACCATGTACGTTAGGTTCGTCAGTGTCGTCTGACTCGCATCCTGTGAAGATAACTTGGAAACTAAGAGTGCGGTTAGGCATTGTAGTAACAGCAACAACCATGGCGTGAAGAAACTCACCATGGTAGTCTTCCAAGTTCTTGGTGTACTCTCTACGAACCCAAGCCTTGAAGTGTGGTATGTTGGACTGTAGATACGGCACCTAACAATTCCACTTCCTAAGACTCTTATTTATACGGCTATTAGGATCATTTGCGGTCTTCTTNCTAGTCAACCGTTTCTTCATCCCACTCATNCGAGCGCAGAAAGACTTACGCCTATTAGCCGCCTTAGAGCCNTTTTTAAGTTTGCTGGGNTTAGTAGTTACAGCTGTTTTAAGTTTACTGCCGGGGTTTGCCCGACGATAACTTGCCACACCTTTTTTATTAAGCCCACCAGACTTGCTTTTGCCTTCTTTACGTTGCCATGCTGGGGATTTGACTGAACCCCCAGACTTATAGTAACTACGCATCGGACTAACCTAAGATTAACGTAATGATAGACCCTGTACCGCTAAGTGCTGAAACAAAACAGCCGTTTTCAGCAAGAATACCATCATCAGGCAGGTACAGATCATTCCAACCTGCAGCCACTGTTAAATCTAACAGCGTAGCTCCAGAAGCACTTCCGTCCTTCAAAGTAAACGCAGTTACTGCAGTGCCGTAGATTAGTACGCCCTTAATTCTAGAACGCCCTGACCCTACAAGTCCTGCAGAAAACCCAGAAGTAGCTACGTTATAGGCTTTGACTTCAAATCCAGCCATTACAGCCTCCTACTATGCGAGGTTATTATTCTGCTGGTACAGTATTGTAAAACGAACAAGACCCGCGGTTGTCGCAGCAGAAGCTGTTACAGTCAAACGTCTGTCTGACACACCAGTATCCTGCCAAGCTAACGCAGCGCCAGCTTGTGTTGTCGGGTAAACTCGACCAGCGTCTGTTCCAGATGCAAAGGTATTCAAGATTGTGGCTGCGCCGCCTGCTGTGTCTCCAACACTAAGGTTGGTCGTAGCATTTGCGGCTGTAATGATGTCAATCACACAGTCAATGATCTGAGAGTTTGCAGGGATAACAACATCGGTCACAGAAGCAGCTAAAGCACCACCAGAAAGGTCTGCTGAAAAAGTCTGAGCCATAACAACTTGACCAACGTTTGCAACGTCAGTGCCTACTGTTGTGCCTGTTGTATTTCTAATAGTTCCGGCCTTAATAGGTCCAGAGAAAGTAGTTGTAGCCATTTCATTCTCCTGTCGTGGCTAGTGTCAGCCGCCCAGTGCGTCTGTCAGGAATTATGTATTTATAGCAGATAAAAAGAAAGGAGGCAAGTTAATGCCCCCTTTCCTAGTATTATGCGCCCGGCGAACCGAAGACACCCAATGGGTCAGAGACACCAAAGGAATAACGCTCACGAGCCTTGTACCGGCTATTGCCAGTATCAAAGTCAGCATCCATAGAGGTAGCCATTGGGCTACGTACGAAATGCTTGAGGCCGTTTGGCACATCAGTCATCAAGAACCATGCGTCTGTATCTGTCAGATAATGGTTAATTGAATAACCCTCTGGCACAGAACCATTGTTCATAATGGCGTTGATGTCATTGTCAGCTGTACCTACGCGGCCTTCAGTTTCCAACAGACGTGTTGCAACGAATTGCAGTGCTGGTGGAATGATAAGCTTACGAGGTTGAGCAGCAATCAACAGGCCACGCTCGTCTGTCCAACCTGAAATCTGAATAACGGCGGCTTCAAGAGAAGTCTCGTTAAGATCAGCAGCAACAGTTGGACGGTTTGAGTTAGTGCCACCAGATACAAGTGGGTGTGCTGTTGAACACAAAGACTGACCGTCACCATATGTGGTACCGGCAGCAAATGCGTTGTTTAGTACAGATGCACCTTTAACTTGCTTGGTGTACGCCATCGCACGAGCCAGAGCTTTAGTGTAACGAGCAGACAGAGAATCGTAGAGGTTGTCCTCGATTGCTTCTTCTGTGATGCTGAAACCCATTGCAATGGTTTCGTGTGTATAGCGAGCACTGAATGTCTCTTGAGCAGAGTCGTATTCGATGGCAGAGCCTTCGTTTTTGACCGGCGCTGCTGAAAAGCCCGATAGTTTGACCTCCTCCTCGAATGAACGATCAGAAGATTCTGTCTCAAAGATAGCTTGGTGTTCTTCACCATACTTAGCGTACTCCAGTCCGAACAGAGCGTTCAGTCCGGGAAGGAGTTCTTTGAGTAGTTGTGCGCGTGAAATAGCCATTATCTACTCCTCCTTACACGCCAGTAGTGTTGTTAAACTGATGACCCGCGTTCCATTTAACGAGAGCTTCAGTAAAACCACCACTAGTGTTTTTAGTTTCTTCCACTAGACTAACAATCCGCAAAGGCAGGCTGTTTGTAGTCGCAGAAGTGTCCGAAATACCGATCGTTGAATTACCAGTTGTTGTGTTACCAACAGTAGCTGGAGTAATCATAGCTACGTTAGCGCCAATATCAGTAATAGCAAGATCGCCGACCACTGCAGCTGCGCCGCCAGAAGATGAAAGAACGACAGCCTTAAACAAGACGTCCGTACCGTCAGCTACATAAGCTTCGATATCAGATGCAACGGTGCTGGCTGGGTAATACTGACTAAATACCTTGTACCCAAGAGTAGGGTCAGTATACGAACAACCAAGAAATACACCAATAGGAGTCATTGCAGCATCTGCTGTGTCTAACTCTACGGTGCCTCCAGTAACAAGTTTAACGGCATCCCCGTTGAAAATGCTAGTACCATAATTACTAGCAATTCCGTAATGGCGTGTAACGCCAACGAAAGGAACACCACTCAACAATTTTACTGGAACAAGCCCGTTAGGGCCGTTAACTGCTGGATAAGCCATGTTTAGCTCCTTTTATCCATAAAAGTTAAGTTCCACTACCAAAAGTGACCTTTGTTTTTCGCTCATGGAAGAGCGGCATACGTGGGTCGTTTTCTCGCATTAGGTTGTTATCTACAGATTCAATCTGCGCTTTAGTCTGACCGGAATAATAATCAGTCCGTTCTTCCACAAGCTCTTTTGGAGCCTTACAAAGCATCAAACCACCAATAACTACATTGTCTTTGAACCTATCATTTTCGATAGTGACCATGGTAATTTCTGGATGATCTGCGGCTTTCACCGGCTCCCAACCTTGACGAAGTTTCGAGGAAACATTAGTGGCATCGACTTGCCCTTGAGTAGCGACACGNACCCAGTGAAATTCATAACCCGGCTCNGGATTCGGTGCAGGTAATACTTCTGGTCTCTGCCAAGCCTTACGTTGAGTCGTTTTTTCACGAGTTTCTTGCTCTCTATTGATGCGATTCTCAGCCATTATTTTTTCCCATATCTATTGCAACCTGTTTGGCGTATTGTTCTGGTTTCAGTCCAAGTCTCTTAGCAAGATTTAACTGTGTTTGCGTTAGCCTAATTTTCTTAGGCGCTGTGCTCCGCGTAGCGGGGGCAACCACATTAGCTTGCCTTTGAGGTTGTTGGACCTCTTCAGAACTTTGTTGTGTAGAGTCCTCGAAATTATCGGGGAACACTTGTCGCATACGAGAATCAATTTTCTCGTAGTATTCATCGCTTCCAATGGCAATGCCATCCTTCTGAAGCTTACTGTGCAACCCCATCGCTAGAGCGGTCATTTCATCGTCTGACCCGAACCATGAATTAGCTGCTGCCCATTCATTAGCCCGTGTATCTACCGGTGGAGTGGTTTCTGTTGGTAAGTTAACAGGAGTTTCTTCTTCCTGTAAAGTGGGAAGTTTGAAATTATTTAACCTATCAGCCTTAATCTTAGCAGATGTTAATGTTTCTTGAGCTTCAACAACAGCATCTGCGTCACCTGCTTCATACGCTACCTTATATTTAGCTTTGGCTTGTTCTAGCTCTCCTGTAGCAGAACGTTTAGCTTGCTCAAGCATAGTTGATTGATTCTTACCAACCGTGCCTTTTAATTCTTTGTTTTCATCCACCAGCTTTTTAGCAAACGCTTCTAACTCTTGTCTTTCGCGGAGAGCTGTTTCTTTTGCCCGCCTTTCGTCATGGTAGCCTTTACTAAAATGCTTTATCCTATTTTTTACTTTGTCAGAGTACTCTTCAAGTTCTTCATCAGTGACATCAGCCGGTGGCTCAGAAGTTTTACGCCCCCTATCAACTTTTGGCGTATCATCGACAACTTCAATTTCAAAGCTATCCTCAGATTCACTAGGAGGAGAAACAGGCTCACCCGCATCTGCTGCAGCTTTTGCCTTCTTGCCGCCCACATCAACTGGAATCTCGCTAGAAGACTCGATATCAATGTCCGGCTTTGGGTTAGAATTTTCTTCATCTGGAAACTCAAACTCCACTTTTTGAAATGCCATGGTGTACTCCTTACGCGCTACAGATTCCACGAGGGTCAGGTATAACTGCCTCTATGGAATCATCATTCATCAAACGAAACTCTTTGCCATTAACCTTAAACCTAGTTCCAGTATTCATGCGGAACATAACGTAATCACCGACTTTACACCAAGGTCCATCGGGATATCGTTCTTTATCGTTATAGGCATCTCCACCCATGTCTATAACTACTCCCATAATAGAAGTAATATACTCACGGTGTTTTTCCGAGTCAGTTTTAAGGAGCGTGCTACCATCATAATAATCACTTATATCAGGTAAAGCTACTAGGATTCTATATCCTACGGGGTTAGGAAGTTGAGCTTCCCAATCTGCATCAGTCATATTCTGAGCTGCTTCAGTCATTATCTTCATCCATATAGTTGCGCGAGAGGTCTTCTACATAATTATGACAGGCTTCGAGACCTCGAATTAAACCTGTTATCTCCTTGTACTGAGCGAAGTCTTTTGCTCCTCCCCCTCCAAGAAACTGTAGTGCTGAAGATTTATCTTCGTTAAGTTTTTCTTTAAGCACGTCAAAGACGGTTTTAGCCATGATTAATCTTTCTTACTGTCAGCCAGTTTAATTACCTCTAAATCCATTTTATTTTGCTCGGAACGTTTATCTGCCCGCATTTTTACACCAGCTTTCTTAGCATCAATGCCCACTTCAATTTTTTCAAGCTGTAGTCGCTCTTCTTCAAGTTTAACATCTGCCATGTCTTTAGTAAGTTTGCGTTTCTGTTCTTCTTGTTTGATCTGCATGTCAGCAGCGTCTTTCTGAGTCTTACGCTGCACTTCTTGTGCTTTTACCTGTAGTTCTTGCTGTTGAAGCTGGAACATAGGGTCTTGCTGCTGTTGTTGTGCCTGTTTCTGTGCAGCTTGTTGCTGGTTTGCTTGTGTAAGCTGTTTGCCAGCCTCTGCAACAACTCGTGCAAGCTGAACTTCGATGTCTTCTGGAAGCTCTTCGTTTGGTGCTGGTAATGGCGCGCCAAGCTTCTCTTCAATATCCTTGCGATACTTGAACCCGAGATGTTCTGCGATATGAGCCTGCAGGGATGCCATGATCTGTTGCGCTTGCGGGTTCTGTCCTATAGCACCCATAACCGATGGGTCTTGCATGAACGACATATGAGCGCCAATGTGTGCCTCGTGATCTTGGTAGATAAACGCTTTCATAGGCTTACCAATAAGTGCCGCCATGTTTTCACTGACAGGATCTGCAGGTTTCATGTCGTCTTTTATAGGGACAAGTTTATCCGCGTTCTTTACCCCAAGAACTTCAATCATCTGCCTGTGTAGCTGCGGGAGGTCGTATATCTGCGGTGCAGACTGTGACATCTGTAGCACTGCTTGATACTGAACCACCCGCTGCGCCATAGTAGAACTGTTAGGGTCGCTAACAGGAATCACGTCCACCATCATATAGTCAGCTTGACGCGCAGTAACTTCTCCACGTGTAGGCTGGTAGTTGTATTCGGTAGGAGCATACTCTGCCATTATGGCTTTGAGCATCTTAAACTCCTGCTTCATGGCATAATGAACACGAGCCTGTACAGCTGCCATAGGCTTCAACGTGCGCTCTAGAAGCGCTAGTGTTGTACCCACAGGAGCATTAGCAGACATATCAGAGATGTTCATATCACTGATGGCGCCAAGTCTACGTCCCTCAGTTGTGATTTGATTCAACAACGCTAGGAGTGTCTGTGATGGCTCTTTGTATGGGAGTGGCATGATATTGTCACGGATAGACCCTGACGGTACATCTACATCCTTCCATTCTCCCGGTTCAATAGGTGTATCATCACCTTTGATACGTAGGCCGCGAGACTTTAAACCACCGGGCAGGTTAGACAGTGTGCCTGCATCAACAAGCTGACGAATCAGCGATGTACCTGCTTTAGCGTAACCACCAATGATATGGATTAATCCAAGCCCGTAGAACCCAAATCCCGGCACATATACATAATGTACGAAGTGCTGGCGTTTAAGCATTAGCTCATCATCAGGGTTCCAGTTACGACGAATAGACAATACCTCATTAGTGCTACGCTCAATAGTAACTACATATGGTTTGGCAATGTCGTCTTCGTCTTCATCCACGCCCTCTATAATTAGATCGGCATGAACCTCGTAAACAGCGTAACGATCATCATCGGTGAGAGAGAACCCACCCTCTTCTGCTTTACGTTTCTCAATATCACTGTGGTACGGCTGTGGGTCTCCGAGGTCTACATCTCTGTAAAACCCTGCGGCCTGCAACTTTTTAATCTCATTCTTTGTGCGGCGCATTACGTGAGTTACACGTTCTGCAGTCTCAATATGACTTGCACCATAAGGAATTATCACGTCTTCTGCAGGGATATAGATAGCTACCTGACGACCTAGATTAGGGTCAAAGTAAACTTTCTTGAACGCGGACCCAGCTAGTCCAAGACTGTAGAGTAACCGCTCGTGCTCTGGGCGATACTCAACCATAGTCTCAGTCAACTCGTAATTCATATCAGCTTTGACACGAGCCGCTGCTTCTTCTTTGTCTTTAGTCTCTTGACCTAAAATCTTTGTCTTAACAGGGCCAGCTGCAGGGAACGTCTCGGACATTGTCTCTGCTTGAAACCGGATAGCAGCCTCGGCGAGCACTGTGGAATACACGCCACAAGCGCCATCCCATGGCTCTGTACGTTCTTCATATTTAAAGCCCAGTACATCCAAACCTTTAACAAACGTATCTGCCCATTCTTTACGACTCTCAGTATCAGCGTCGATCAACCCAAGCAAATCTTCTGATAGCCCTGCGAGCTGCCCTTCATCAAGCGCTTCAGCTAGGTTGCCATCAAACGGCATAAGGTCTGACTCGTCAGCATCAGGGATAATAGTTATCTCCATGCTACCATCATCAAGAGTAACCATATCAGGATTAACGACTTCAATCTCTAGTTCAGATTCTGGAGATTCTTCGTCTATTCCATCCGGTGCTTTGTATAAGCCTTTTTCTACTGCCATGTTGTTACCTCTTAATAAAATCCGCTACGCCGTTGCTTAAAGTATCGTTGCTCTTCTGGCTCGTCACTAGGTAGTGTGATGAAGCCTCCTTGCCTAAAACGCATAAGCGCCATCACGGTAGAGTCCACTAAGTCATCATGGCTCGCAAACGGAAATCCAGCAATCTCTTCTATTACTTCTTCTGCCCAACGGGTCTGAGGAACCCATACCATACCCGATGCTACAATGTCTGCTACAGAATTAAGACGTGCTAGTTTATCTCCTGAACCTCTGTGTGGTGTATACTCTTGAACAGGTAAACCCATACGCCGCATTTCTTGATATAGGGCTGTACCTGCGCTCTTTTTCTCTACAATAAATGCGTCTGGTTCCCATTCCGCATACTCTTCCATAGCAAGATTTTTAAGTTCTGGAAACTCTAAACGTTGTTTTATGCTGTTTAGTAGTATTATGTGGTACGCGCTCTCTTCTTCATTCATAAACACGCCCCACGTTGTAAGCGCTGTGTAGTCAGCGCGGTTGTGAGTTTCTGCGGCTGCGTCTAAAGACATTATAACATACTCACAGGTAGGGGGTGTGTCGCTAGTCCACTCGTTCCACCAATCACGTTTAATAAGTGCAGCTTCTTCTGCGGTGGGTTGTTGTTGGTATTGCGCATTCCACTGAAACGCAGGCATAGACGCCTTAGTACGCAGTAACGCGTTAAGGTCAAAGAACTCAGGCCATAATGGTTTCTGTTCTGGCTTCTTGGTTTTTTTATTTACTACGTCCAATATGGCTGGAAACTCAACCACATCATACTGGTCAGACCGTTCGTTCTGTCCCATGTCCCGCACGACCCGTCCTGTCAGGTCATCCATATGCCATCTGGTCTGGATTATAGCCACACGGCCTCCCGGCATTAATCGTGTACGCGCTCCGAAGGTGAACCATTCGTATGCTTTTTCAAAGACTTCAAAATTTCCGTTAATGACATCTTGTTCGGAATGGGGATCGTCAACG